TCTCAACGGGCATACTAAATTTTTCACAATGCTCGACTAGCCGCCTAAAATTAGCATACATAATTTACTCCTTTTTAATTTGGTGACGGTGGCCGGGGGTCGCACCCGGCGCGAAATGGGAGAGTCCGTGACCTTCATCCGTCAACGCCATTACAGCTCAGGCTCCCACGAAGGCCGCACACGTTGTGTGCCTCCACCGTCATAATTCTTTGGGGGCATCCTAGGTAAAGGATTATGAGTCCAAACGATAATATTACTATTACCGCATACCCACAATTTTCGTTGGCAATCTGCACGGATCGAACGTGCGTACGCTCATATAGTGCTTAGTCACATGAGTCAGCTTCAACTAAGTAAGGTTTTGTCCTCTCACCCAAGATTGCCATAATTCATTTCTTCTTAAATACTCCTGCTAACCCTTTAAAACAACTTGTGATGCAATCGTCACGCTCATCGACATTAACGGTCACATTGACCGTTTGTGTTGCATCGTGGCCGCTATTGCTTCTAGCGGATTTGAATAAAGTTTGTGAATTATTGGATAAACTTTCCTTTTTTCTATGATGGTGATGTTTGCTAGGCATAAAATCCCCCATCTGTTGATATGTCTTTTTATATTAAAGTTTCTCATTTATATAATATCGCATATTAATTGGGATGCTTCCATTTATTAGTGCAAAGCTCTCTTTCTTTTTTACAATTTTTACATTGCCAATAATATGTATTTTTTTTTCCAATTGTAGTTCCATGTAGCTTAGTCAAAAATCCAGTTCTATCGTTTAGTATATATGAAATAGTAACTGGAATTATTTCCGCATCATGTAACCCAAAAAAGCACAATAATTTACGCATCATCTTTAATTTTATATCCAAACGGCACAATGCCTTGCGTTATCTTTGTCCAGTGATGCTTAACTGATGCTGCGGCATCTGGCTCGTTTTTCAACCTCTCTGCAGCTTGTTCTCTCATCCATTGCCAAACTTCAGGAGTTATTGAAGTAAATCTATTTTCGTACTGAGGAAATAGCATTTTCTCATATCGTAATAATGCTGATGGCCATTCGATATGGAATTGTTTTTGCAGAATTTCCCACATTAAGCAGCCAGCTTGAAATCCAGTAATACCGCCTTGATCTGAATTATTCATAGCTGTAATAGTTGCGCCAACAGCTGCAGCAATGGCATGAATTATGCTGCCGTAATCATGCTCATAATCAGTCACAAGTTTTTTAACAAATGTGCCTAATTCCTCAATCGTACATTTGTCGGCTTCTTCGTACCATTGTTTATGCAGACCATCTTCTTCTTTAATCACTTTTTTATTAGGATCTATAACTTTTTTAGCGCCAACATACATTAAAGCACCTTCTGGTATTTCTATTCCTTCTGTGTTTTCAATTTCGCTCATGTAATGCGCTCCCAAATTCTCTCTAGTCTTTCGTATTGTTTTGGCGTGATATTATTAACATCGTCAAGCTCGCTAAGCGATTGCAAAAATTCTCGTTCCCATCCATTCATTTTGGTTTCACGCTTCATGCAATCATCGATCATGGCCTCTGTATCTGTCATTATTTTGTAACCTTATATGAATTAATTTCTTTATAATTATCTATTAAATAAGAAACGGTTTTATTATGAATCTCAGCTGAAATGGTCATAGGTAAATTTTTTAGAAAATGGAATACAGCAAATTCAATTCCCTTTTTTATTCCCTCTTCGTGGCCATCATCAAAAGCCTGATCGATCATTTCGACTATATTGGTGGCTGTCACCATTTCTTCGCTCATAATGTTATCTCTCTGGCTGCACATCATATTTTATGCGTTCTTCTGGATTCATGAAGAAAACATCTCTAATAGTCAAAACTCTTTCTCCATTTTGCAGAACTTCCTCTACTTCGCGCATCCGCTGGAGGATGATGCAATAAAATTCAAAGATTCCAATATTTGTATTAGCAATCAGGTCGGTATGAACCATAAATCGTGATGTAAAATTAGTGTCCTCATCACGGTCACACACGCTTAAAAATGGGGTGCAATCTGGAAGTAATGGAAATAAGTAGTCACTATCAGGATATTCTTTTAAAATATTAACAAATTCATTTACGCATTCATTGATAAGTTTTTTACGTTCGTCAATGAAAGTTTCAACATTAATATTCAAAGAATCTAATCCGTCAAATATTATTCTACCGTGATGACCGTATTTCTTAAATGGCAATTCATCTTCAGGTAAAATATAATTATCACGCATTTTTATTAAGTTCTTAAGGGTTGGTTTAGCTTTGTAAAAATCAATTCCTTGATTAATGGCCTCATTTACGAAATCTGCTATTATGTATCGATTTATTTCAAACATATTGTGTATATTGTTATTTGTGATTGCCATTAAATTAACCTCCATTCCTATTTTTTTATCAACCACATTTATTTTGTGAGAATATAATTAATTCTTCAGGAGCAGCAATTCCTAGCATTTCACATGCCTTTATTAATGCTGGCGAGCCATAAGGATTATAAAGTTCATGATCTCTCAGAACATCATCAATGTCGGCTCGATTTAATAGCCACATATATGTGCCGCATTTATCGATAGTTCTCGATGCAGATATGCCACGTTCGTCTAAAGCCTTCATCCATCCGAAAACCATGTAGTCCAGAAAATCTTGTGCTGTTTCATAAGTGTCATCAATGATTTTGATCGGATTATCAAGATGCTTCTGTTTGCAATCTTCTTTTATCCATTCAACACTAAAATTCACAGGCATATAATTAATCAATATTTCTTTTGTGAAACTCATGAACTGATCGTGTTTGTTGCCATAAGCAAGCATCTCTTCTGGGGTGCGACAAAGTTTCAGATTATTTTTATCTACGAATTCTTCAGTAACCAGAATTCTAGGATGCTTGCCTTCATATACTTTTAATGGATATTCTTTCATTATACCTTCCTATATTTACAGCAACGATGACACCACATTTCAGTTTCATCTTGATCGCTTTCTGTTCCTGCTTGGCGATAACTGTTATTTATTTCGCGCCAAAATTCATAAACGGGATGTCGATAAAATGCTTTCTCAAAGTCATGTCCGCGAAACAAACATATTAACCATTTAATAATTTTAATCATCCCTGTACCGCCAGAATATGAGGAGGGGTGCATAAATGTTTTGGCATCATATATTTCTGGCAAGTAAAGCAAAAATTTAATTTCTCGATAGGTTCTTCTTGAATTATAGATGTTCCGGGCAGCATTTTGGGGAATTCTTCTTTTTTATAGTCATTGCATTTGCGACAGTCCATTATATAAGGAGCATATACATTTTGGCATCTAGGACAAATCCATCCGCTATTATTCATTACATTTTACTCGTCAGTTTTTCTTGTGCTTGTTCGAGCAAGTTGATCGATTCCTCTAAGCAATCAAAGCAAGCTTCAGCTTGACAGTGCTTTAATAAATCTAAAGCTTTAGCAACTAAGATAGAGCTGTCATTGATGGCTTCATTCATATTAAATTCCTTTTCAGTTATGATTTAATCGATCTTCGTCTTTTTATATTTTTGATGTCTTTCTCATCAATTGCATAAAAGTTGCCGATCTTTTTTGCTTTAATCAAACCCTCTCTAATCAATCGCCGAATTTGCGAAGTTGAAAATCCCAATCGTTTTGCTAATTCAGACGGACTAACTAATGCCATACAATTGCTCCCGTATCCGCGCATAATATATTATATTATCTATGCGCTAGAATCAAATTGAAATTTGTGATTTAATGAAATTTCAACTGACATAAAAATTCTCCTTATGAATACAAGTGAAAGACTAAGCCACCCTTCCGGCGGGTGGCTTATTTCTTCAGTACGGCAAATCACTCTCTACCTCTCCAGTTGTTGCGTTCACGGACGACTCTATTTTAGGAGCCTGTTTTGTAGCTAATAAGGTATTTAATGTATCTGATGCTGATTCTGTAGGCGCTTTCTCTACGGCAAAAACCTCTTCTGGCTTGATCATTCCTTCTTTTAAGGCTGTACCGATGCCAAGCAATGCGCCTAGATCTTCCTGAGTAAAGTCATCGATTTTAGTGTGACCAAAGTATTCGAGCATTTGTTCTTTATTTATACCCATTTTTACCAATTTGTTCACGACGGCATTAATCTTGCCATGTAGGTTTTTTACATCCCCTAACGAGAATTTCCTGGCCGCAGAGCTAACCATTTTGACTAGCGCTTTAGGCACAACCTGAAATATGGCATTTCTAAGGGCTTTTGCTTGGGATGCCTTGGCCAACATGATTTGCATGTCATTGTTCGCCCGGTAACCACCTTTTCCGTTCTTTTCCCCAAACCATATGGTGATACGGTCAGTTGCAATATGTTTGTTATTGTTTTGAAGATCCCAACAGACGGCTTCCGTTGTGATGTATTTTTCGGCCACTTCAATAATTCTAGTCTGAGTGTGCATATGCCTCCAAACGCATCTTATGATCTCTGCGAGACGAATAGAATCTCCCTCAATAGTTATCCTGTTTCCGTCTTTGTCCTTGCGGGGCAATGCGTAAAAGCAGCCTTGTGCGGTTTCTTCATCAATAGTTACTAATTTTATTGCTTTTTCGATACAAACGATCTCATCTCGAGGATAAGCGTTTGCCGTAGCAATTTGCGTATCGAGTTCTGCTCTCGCTATAATAGTATTTGTATTGTCTTGTACAATTAACTCACTCATTAGTGTAGTCCTTTGTTAATGTTGTCAGGTGTATTTTTAACGGAGCCATCATCGTATTTCAGAGTATTGTCAGTTACCCATTGATTTAGCCTGCTAGTGATATGATGGATATTAGATGCGACTTTGTCCGGGGCAGAAGTCTCCGTTACACTCGCGGCTATAAAATTTACCATCAAATTAAAAAACATCCGTGACTGTGTTTCGTGATCTTCATATGTGAATGATAAATTGTTAATAAGGATATTTTTCATGTCTATCGTGAGTCGCACAATAAACCTCTGTTCAAGTTTGAGTCTCTCTTCTTGATCTTTCTTTTCATCGTCAGTCATAACTATTCTGCCCAAGGTGGAAGTGATATTTCCTGTGTTTTGTATCCAGGCCATACGTTACTTGTCTGGCACTCTTTAAATTCTGCCAAAGTATTCTTAAACAATTTATGCGCGGAGTCAAGCGCATTCTGATCTAAGATATAAACGGCTACTAGATGAGGCCATTCCTTCTCTACGCATATAAAAGTATGTGTCCTGATATCTTTGCCACCTGTGCGATAAATGCCTTCACGGTTAAAAGCCGACTGTAAATGGTAGCCGTACAAAGGAATATCTCGCCTAAATGAATTTTCGTCAGCTGAAACAGTCGTTTTTAAGTCAGCCGTCATATTTTCATGCCAGATGTCCGGGCGCGTCTTGCACCTAACGCCAGTGTGAGGATCTTCCCAAAAAATGGAATGCTCTATCGCCGCGCCTGTGATTAGTTCAGCCGCTTGCGGATGATTCATTACACTTTGACGCATCATCTGCAAAGTGTTCATTTGTTCTAGCGTTATAAGCTCTTTTCCTGCTGACTTTGCAGCAAAATCGGCGAGGAGGCGATCTCTTAGCATCTTTTGTTGGTATTCAAGCTCTTTAGCTTCTTCATAAAGCTTAGCTCCGATTTCTTTCCCGTATTTCAGCTGCAAATCGCCTTTTAATGGCTTAGGTTGAATTTCAGGAAGCTTTAAATCCTGAACGCAATATTGTGTCTCAAATAGATGCGGTTCCAGAACAAATGTATGAAACGCTCTCCCAAAGGCCATTTGTGGCGTATCTTTCTTTTCTTCTGGCCTGTTCGGGTTTAAATAGGTATTCCAGTATTTTGCAGGTGCTTTTCTAAATTCCATCAGTCCTGAGCGACTGACTGCTGTACGGTCAGCGTGATAATCTTCGTTGCTTAGATTCTTGAATATTCCCAGCATTAATGTGTTTCCTTTCTTTTATTATAAAGTTTTATTTTTTTTGTTAATTCAAAAGTGCGATTAGTCATTAAATCGGATAACTTGTGAATGTCCTTTTCAAATTTTTCATTAATATCGAGCATATAAAGTAGTTGCATGATTGTTCCAATTAATGATGCGACTGGTGTTTCAAATGCTTCATTTGGATGTTTTTCGAAAAAGTTATCGATTATTTGCAAATAGCTACTCCTTAAGCCATCTAATAAAACTTTTAATTTCGTATCTTCGATTTCCATTATTTATTTTCCTCTGATTTTTTTTTGGAGCAAGCCATGCACCAATAAGTTAAATCTGCTGGAATTAATTGATTGGTTAATTCATGCCGTTTAAATTTCATACTATTTCCAGATTGTACCACATAACGCTCGTATACAGGCATATCTTTTTTACTGCAATTGTCGCATTGTCTATTTATTAATGGCATTTACTTGACCTTATTTTCTTCCTGTTTATTAAAAGTTCTTTATCCACAAAGAATAGCTTTTTTGATATCGTTCCAATAACTATCACTATCCATCAATGTAATCATGGAGGACAATAACTCATTCAATGTTTCAATTTTATAATCATTTTTTCTTGTTAAGTCATAAATTGCTTTAGTGCAAAACTCAAATCCTTTTTTAAATTCTTTAGTTGTTTCATGCAAAATTATATGTGTCATAATTGTTTCCTCCCTCTGCAATACATACATTTGTTTCCAGCACTATAAGCGCCGCATAATTTGCATCTAAAATAAATAAATAGTTTTTTCATTAGTCAATCTTCCATTCATGATTTTTGTCTGGCACAAAGCAACTTGATTCACTGAGGCAATCATTAAAATACATAAGATGATTTACTATCCAGCCCCCAAAAACTTTAAGTCGCGTTGTTTCACTTAAATTGGCACCTTGTGAGCCATTATCTATTAATTCCCATTGAAATTTCATTTTCTTAATACCATCCATTTCTTTGTAGTGATCAGGGTTGAAATATGTTTTACATTTAGAGCAAGATAAAAACTCACCTTTCATTCTCTCATTTTCGATTATTTTGAGGTCGAGAATTTCGCCACAATTTATACATTTATAATGGCTCATTCTTCGATCTCCACTTCGATAATTTTATAATTTCCATCCAAGTTGCTTACACATTTTTTTAGTCTTTCAAGCGATTCAAAGGCACCTGTACTGTGATAAACATTTTCGTCGTACTTACTTGGATTTAATTCTATGGCAAGCCAAAGCTTTTTCGTTTTCGGCAACATGACGAGTTCTTTGCTAGTTGTTGAAAACCACATTGCTTCTCCATCGTATATGCAGCATATGGGAAGACATGACTTATCAGCTTTAAAATAATGCCATTCGTACGGCTCTCTGAGATCATGTTTGCGTGCGAACTTGTCGCCAGATAATGCTTTTTGTAAATCGAAAGGCTTGTGATTCATTCTGTTTCTATCTCCACTTCGATAAAATTCCATCGGTCATAAGTAAGATCGGCCATTGCTTCCTCTTTTGTAGGATATGCATCAGTTGCAGAGCGGTGCCCATTGGAACTCTGATGTTTTGAAATGCCGATCCAAACTTTTTTCGTTTTCGGCAACATGACGAGATCATAGGACGATTCTTGGGTTCTGTTATTATGACCCTCACTAGTGTAAGTAAAAATACTATTATCAAAAACACAAGCTATGCCATATAACATATTGGGTGTCTTGAAATAGTGCCATTCGTCCGGCTCCCTCATATCTGATTTGCGCGCGAACTTTTCGCCACGAAGCGCTGCTTGCAGATCAAATGGCTTCATTTGAGTGTTCCTCCTGATAAATAAAATGATTTTGAATAGTAAATTGTGATGCTTTGATATTGATTTGTATTTTAGCGTTACCGCTATATTCAATAACTAAATCCTCTGGCTTGCAATTGTAATTGCCTAACACCTTTTTGATTTCATCTTCTATAATTCTAGCGTGTTGTTTTGCTATTTTGTATGCAATATCGTCTATCATGTTTGCCAAGTTCATGCTGATTCCTCTACTTTTTCGTAAGTGGCTTCAAAGATGTCTGGTTTGCAGGGATAAAATTCGCCCTTAACTCCGCGAATAATATAGTCACCCATGCGCGCAGTCATAATGCCTTCGAGTGTTTTTATCTGAATGCAATTATCATTACTTACAGTGAAAGTAGCGAAACATTCTGGAAAAGCAAATGAAATTTCATTAATATTTTTTCCGTCCCATTGGATTGCTTCTATCTCTATTGGTTTTTTACGGTATTTCATACTGATTCCTTTATTATTTTTTGTAGATAATTTTTAAAATGATTCATTATTGCATCATTAACATCGATATGCGATCCAACAGAATGTAGTGCGTTAGCAATAGCAATCGGCGTTAAATGCTGATTAGGTATTTTGACAACACTTTTTCCCTGATATGCTCCCTCATCAAATTCTAAAAACCATGAATTCTTTTCCCGAAAAACATCTGCTCCACATTTTTCGGCAAATTTTAGTAAAAAAATCCTTTCTTCTGATAACCAACTTTGTTGTGGCAATTTTTCTTGATCTTCCAAATATTTTTTTAACGGTATTTTGCTTGTCATCTTCTCTCCCTTGAGAGCTCTGCTAATTCATGGCTGCGTTGATCTGCATCAACACGAAAATTTTCCTCATCCTCTGACTCTTCATCATCATCAGGCTCATAGTCGCTAGCGTCTTGGCATTCGTAATCGGTTATATCATCATCATCTTCAAAATCCTCATCTTCTAATTCTTCTATGTCATCAAACTCGTCTAGTTCATTATCCATCTTGCCATTCCTTTATAAGTAATCTTATGTTGCATTGTGTTTTTTCTGCTAAATTCTTTAAACAACTTTCTGAAGATGAACCTAAACAAAAATAACACCACGGACTAATTAAACCTAACAAGCCTGTCCTTTTTCGATAGATGTAGTACCAACCATCTTTTTCTCTGTACATCCGATATTTGTATTGCACTTCACGCCTCCATTTTTCAGTGAAAGACTATCTGCAGGCCATTTACTTTTTCTCTGTTCCCATTTAGCAAGCAAGAAAATAAATATGACCATAAAAATAATGAACCATGACTCGGACAGGCACTCCAATAAGATATTAATCATGGTGTACACACGGTCTGGCAACTGCTAGATCCTGCTATTTCTGTGCAATAGGTATTACAATGTTCTTGATTAAGCGCTGAACATATAGTTGACGTTAACAAAATGATGCTTGCTGATAATGCTAAAAATTGTGATCGCATTTTTATTCTCCTTTGGTTTCTTCAAAAAAATCACTCAATAGACAGCCATCTAGCCGATTGTTTACAAAATAGTCCAAGCATTTTCTAGCTATTTTGCCTGCACGTTTCCTTTTTAACTTTAGATTAGGCGCGTTAAATGTGTCAGATTCATAATTCATAATTTCATCAATAAATTGTTGATATGTCATTTCTATTTCCTTTTATGCGTTGATATGAGCATAGCCTAGCAGCATTAATGCTCGCTTGCAAGCGCAATATTAATTTTTAAAGGTAATAGTGAAGTAACAGTGAGATAACAATTTCGAGGAAATTGAGTTGGTTATAAATTGTAACCGATTGAATGGCTTTTATCTTATTTACAAAAAATAAGCGAAGGCGTAGCGTATGCAGTATTAAGTTTATTTTTGAGACTTAGTGAAGGAGTGGGGGCAGTGATTAGCTACCCCACAAATATGCAAAAAACAGAAATCCGATACCCGCATAATATCACTCCTTCTCTGAAAATCAAACATAAAATGTAACTCGCACCACGGAATTGTTTAATCTTTACCCATTAATATAAGGAAATCACCATGTCCGCGATAGCACTTAGCTGGGTTGCCAGCATCCAAGTCGGTAATGCAACCGCCAAATCATTGTTAAGATTTTACGCATCACATAACTTTCAAGCCTCCAATCATTTTGAGTTCACTGTGAATACTTTGGCTCATCAACTCGAAGTCTCGGAGCGATCCATTCAAAATGCTCATGCCTATTTATTGAAAAATGGATTTATTCAACGTGAAATTCAATATGGCAAGAATGGTGTTCAATTAAGAACCGTAACGACCCTGTGCATACCTCAAGAATTCATCGATAAGTTTATGGGTAAATATACAAAATCAAATGAAAATCCTGTGGATAAGTCGGGGGGGGAGGGTGAACGTCCTGCACCCTACCCGGAAGGAGCTGCACCCTCGAGGGTGCAGGAGCTGCACCCCTTAATTATAAAAGGTAATAATAAAAAGCTTTTTTATAAGGGGGGTGAAAAAGAAAACAGCAAAAGCTATTCAACGCGTGAACATTCAAAAAGAGCCATTCGAGATATTAAACAAAAACTAAAAATGGATTGCCGTCATTGAGTGACCTACATTTAGGAGCTTAAGATATGAACAAATTTGAAGATGATCCATATTGGATGCTTTATGGTAATGTCGTTCCACTTAAAAAATCGCAAGCCAAGGCCGAAAATTTGCCCGCTGTTGAACGAACGCAGAAAAAAGGTATAAGGCTAACGGCAAAGCCGCCAACGCCTCTCAGAGCGCCTGAGCCGAGTCCTTTGTTGAAAGATTATATGATTGAAAAGGGGATTCCTGTGAAATAGATACTTATGTATTAATACTATACAAAATAATTTTTCTATATATAATATTAACTTAGGTTATTATTGACCCTTATACAACATACTTATCCACTAAATCTGTGGATAACTAAGGGTTTACCCTGATAAAAATATGATCTGGTAGGAAATGGCAGAAAATGACAGGCCGCAAAATAGATGCCAACCAACGTGAGATAGTCAAATGCTTACGAAATCTTGGCGTATCTGTTTTTATTATGTCCAATATGGGAAGAGGCTGCCCAGATTTATTGCTTTCTATTTTCGGCATTACTGCAATTGCGGAAATAAAAGACGGCAGCAAGCCGCCATCAGCTCAAAAGTTAACTAAGGCTCAAAAAGATTTCGCTGCAAACTGGAAAGGAGATTATTACGTCATCCGATCTGTGGAAGATGCGATTAATCTTGTGTCCACTTTAAGGATGAAATCAAATGTTAGTAAGCAAATGCCACCATGCCCAAGTTAGCGTCATTGAAACTGAAAATGGTGCGTATTATGTCTGTGCAATTTGTGATAGGTCATGCGATACTTATTGTGTAATGTGTTTTCAGGATTGGCTTGAGGCAAAGGATATTGAAAATGAAACTATGGAATTGGATAAAATATTTACTATGCCGTCATTGGATCCGGGTAGTAATAGTGATTATTTTGTGTCTACTGCTGAAAGTTTGCGTCCTCGATGAGCCTATTAAAGATGAAGAAGATTTGACCAACGATCTTGAAGATGCTGTTTTAATTATGGTCTATAATGGTGATGAAGATTTAACCAGTGAAACTTAGTGTCAATATTTATAGAGATTAACCATGCCAAATTTTAGTCAACAGTCTTTAGAAAAATTGAAAACCTGTCATATTGACCTGCAGACATTGTTTGGAACCGTCATTCAATATTACAACTGCACGATCCTTGTCGGTCACAGAGATCAAGCCGATCAAGAAGCCGCATTTGCCGCAGGCAAGACGCAGCTGCATTATCCTGATAGCAAGCATAACTCTGTACCATCCATGGCTGTCGATGCCATGCCAGACGTAAATGGCCTCATCGATTGGCATGATTCAGTTGATATAGCTTATTTTTCTGGTTATGTGATGGCAACCGCTCAGCAACTTTATTTGAATGGAAAAATGACCCATAAACTTCGTTACGGTGGATGCTGGAAAATGGATAATGATCTTAAAGACAATCATTTTGCTGACATGGATCATTTCGAGCTGGTAGCGCCATAGAAAATTATAATACTTTCGTATAATATATATTCAGAATGTTCTATGTGAAACAATTTCTTAAGGAATTCTTATGAGCCGATGCACTGCCTGCCTAGGCCAAAAGCAAGTTTATGGCATGGGCAACATGCGAGAAAAATGCAAGTCATGTAACGGGAAGGGCTTTCTAAAAGATTCAGAGACATCAAAACCAAAACCAAAAGAAAATAATCAAAAAGGAAAATCCCATGACGGAAAGCAAGTCTGAAGATTCTGTCAAGCTCGGACGACCAACTATTTATTCTGAAGAGTTAGCACAAAAGATATGTCGTGTTGTTGCTACGCACGCTTTAGGATTAAATCGTCTTTGTGCTCTGTTTCCTTGGATGCCACACAAAGACACCATTAACGAATGGCGGTGGTCTAATTCTTCATTTTCCGACTTATACACAAAGGCAAAGATCGCTCAAGCCGAATTAATGGCTGAAGATTGTGTTGATATTGCCGATGATACTTCTCAAGATGTTACCTATAATAAAAATGGTGATGAAGTCTGTAATACGGAATTCGTAAATCGCTCTCGCTTACGTGTTGATACGAGAAAATGGCTTGCCGCGAAACTACTACCTAAAATATATGGCGATATGATGAAGCCATCTGATTCTGATGATTCTAAAGAATTGAAATCTGAAATGCGTGCGCTTCGTGAAGAGCTGAATACTCAAAACAAGAAAGAGTATTAATGAAAATAGATTTAGAAAAAGAAGAGCTAGCTGCCGAACTTCGTGGCTCGCTCTTAGAATTTACTAAATTTTTCACGAAATACATTACCAATCGAGATTTTATACAAGCGCGTCCAGTCGGGCGCGAATCGCATCAGATAACGATTTGCCGAGAACTCACTGGTATGACTCGCATGGAGCATCCAGACGAAAATCTACTAATCAATGTCGAGCCAGGTTCGGGTAAATCGCTTCAGGTTTGCATGTGGATAGCGTGGTGTTATACACAAAATTCTCGTTGCAATTTCATTTATATATCACATAGCCAGACTTTAGCAGCTGAACAAACAGCTTTCATTCGTTTGATTATGTCATCTCGCATGTATGAATATCTGTTTGATGTTTACATAGCTAAGGACACACGCGCCAAAGATCACTTTGCTACTACTGATGGCGGCCATGTTGCAGCTTTTGGCTCAGCTGGTGCTATCGTAGGCCGAAACGCTGGCTTGCCCGGCCAGACAGCTTTTAGTGGCGCAGTCGTTATTGATGATGCCCATAAGCCGGATGAAGCATTCTCTGACACGATTAGGGAAAGTGTTATACGTAACTATGAAACAACTATTAGGCAACGTCCTAGAGGTGAGAATGTACCGATAATTTTTATCGGGCAGCGCGTTCATGAGGCTGATCTTGCGGCCTTTTTTATTGAAGGCAAAGATACTAAGCCATGGCGAAAAGTCATATTAAAGTCGTTAGATGATGCGGGGAATGCACTTTATCCCGAAGTTCATTCAAAAGAATATCTGCTAGAGCTGCAGGAGAAGTCACCTTATGTTTTCTATAGCCAATTCCAACAAAATCCTACGCCTGCAGGCGGTTCTCTCTTCAGGCCAGAATGGTTTTTAGAACTCGATTCTGAGCCTGAATTTTTCTCAACGTTTCTTACAGCTGATACGGCAGAAACTGAAAAGAACTATAATGATCCGACAGCCATTAGCTTTTGGGGGCTATATGAGATTAAAGTGTTTGGCAAGCCTACAGGCCAGCTTGGCTTGCACTGGATAGACTGCCTTGAAGAATGGATCGATGCTAAAGATTTAGAAGAACGATTTATTGATTTTTGGCGCGAATGCTCGCATCACAAAACTCCACCTTTGCTCGCCTGTATTGAGAAGAAATCGACAGGTGTTACGCTTATAGGCACGCTCAATGGCATTCAAGGCTTAAAAATCAAAGATGTCCAACGAACCGCTATATCGGGGAGCAAAGCCGCCAGATACATCGAAATGCAGCCTTATATCGCCAGTAAAAGGGTAACTTTTAGTATAAATGCACGTCATGTTGGCAATTGTAAGCAACATATGAGTAAAATAACTGCCAATGATGCTCATAGGCATGATGATATTTGCGATACAGTATATGATGCCGTCAAAATAGCACTTATAGACAAAAGCTTACATAGAATTGAGACAAAAGAGAGTTCAAGCAATGCTGTTATGAACGCGATAGCTCTACAAATGCGGCGACAACAAAATGCAAGGATGAATCGAGATGGCTTACGTTAAGAAATCTGCTATTGATAGCTTTGAAAATATCCGAACGGATATTGAGAACGGTTCACTTTATTTCAAAAAGAATTATAAAACATATAATGATTACGTCAGATTTGTTTTTAAGACTTGTCTCACTCCTGCCGATAGATCCGTTAATCAAGAAATTCAAAAGCCCAATATGGAATTTAATATCTTGGAGGCTTTTATCAGCAGGCTTTGCGGCGAATTCTCCAAAATGGATCCAGCATTCACCGTTCGGGCAAAAGAAGGTGTCAGGCTTATTAATCCAGACGTAATAGAACTTGTAGAGGCACATTTGAAGGCAGCATTTTGTGGTGGCGATAAGAGTTCATTAAGCTATCATATTTATCGAGATATCCTTTCAGGCGGCTATAGCGTGGCCAAGATTTATACGGATTATGCCAATGAAATGTCCTTTGACCAAAAAATTTATATCGAACGTGTATTCGATCCTACTCTCACTGTTTTTGATCCTTTGGCAAGAAAATCGCATAAAGGAGATGGACGATTCGCGTGTGAACTATTTCCAAAGTCTGCAGGTGAAGCCGAGGAAATGTATGGATCAGATATTCTTAAGGACGTGAAATTTACTCGAAATGCGGGCGTTGGCAACTTTAATTGGTCATACCGTAACCAAAAAGAGCGCATTCTTTTATTCGCTGAATATTATAGAAAGAAGATGAAAAACACTAAGATCTTGAAGCTTGCTAATGGTCATAGTGTTACTGAGAAACAATATGAAGAATTTTTAATGAAGTGGGAACAAGCTGGAATCATAGAGCAAGCGCCAATTGTTATTAAATCCCGCATGACCGATATCGAAACAATCGATAAATTTACCATAACGGGGACAAAGATTGTCGAACATAAAGAAACTAATTTCTCTATGTTGCCGCTGGTATTTTTCGATGGCAATAGCGTAATAGTTAGAGACACGACTGATTCAACAGCTGAGCAGGTCATTCGTCCTTATGTTTACCATGCCCGCGATACTCAAAAGATGAAGAACTTTGCAGGCCAATCACTATGTAATGAAATCGAAAATCTGGTGCAGCATAAGTGGATAGCTCCAGTGGAGGGTATACCATCTAATGAGGATTATCAGGAAGCCTATGTAAATCCTCAAAAATCGACTACGGTTCTATATAATCAGTATAAAGACGGTGATCCAAAAATTCCTTTGAATCCGCCTCAAGCTATTACGCGACCACCGATTCCGCCAGAACTTGCCGCCACTTTTAATCTTGCCGATAATACAGTTCAAGTCATTTTAGGTTCGTATGATGCGGCATTGGGAGCAAATGAAAATGATATATCTGGAATTGCAATTATGCAGGGTGCTATGCACTCGAACGCTGCAGCTATGCCTTACACAATGGGATTCATTGAAGGCTGGGCAAGATGCGGTGAAATCTACCTTAACCTCTTACCAAAATATTATGTCACACCTCGAACAATCCCTATCGTAATGCCTAACGGCAAACGCGATTTTTATGAAGTGAATGCTAAAGGTGGCAAAGGAATCAAGTTTGATTATGACGTTTCGGCGTTGGAAGTATCTATAGAGCCAGGCGTGAATTATGAAGTGCAGAAACAAATTGCACTAAAAACTATCATATCATTAATGGGTATCAGCGATAGCTTTAAGGCATTTATGAATGAGAATGGCCTTGAAGTATTGCTTGATAACATTGATATTCGTGGTATTGATAAGCTCCGTTATCTTGTCCAAGAGTGGATGGATAAAGAGAAAGAATCAGCGGCAAAGGCTCAGGAAGCTAATGCAAATCAGCCTACTCCAGAACAGATCGCAGCTGGTCAAGTTAAAGTTGAAGCTGATAAAGTTCAGGCAATGAGAGAAGGTAATCAGCTCAAAGCTCAGATCGAAATGGCAAAAGCATCAGGGTCTGAAGCGATTCAAAATAAAGAAGCCGATATAAAATTCCTCGAAGTCATGACTAAAATCCAAGATGCTGACTTAGATCGTGCGCTTGATCAAGAACGACTTGATGCCGAGAATGCTCGAACTGCAGTTGAAGTCACCACCAAATTAGGCAAACATATACTCGAGATAGGAGAAGCTCACAATGAAAAAAGGCAAGCTGATGAAGAAAGAAACGAAAAAGTCAATGGTGGGAACACGCACGAAAATGGCGAAAGCACCTAAAGACAATTTGAAAAAGAAAGGCAAGCTTAAAAAAATGCGGGGTTGCTAGTAATGACTAAAGATACATTCAGAAAAGTTTATAAACCTTTAAAAGAAGAAAACAGTGCTTTTATCCTGTTGATCAAGACAAAATGCGAAGAATTGGAAGTGCTATTAGATAAGATAAGTAGCCGAGAAATGTCATTAGCTAAAACCAATCTTGAGCAAGTTTCAATGTGGGCAACAAAGGCGATTGCTCTTTATGATGAAAAGAATAAGGAGTAAACATAATGTCTATGGAAGATGAGCATGGAATTGGCGCTCCAAAGCGCAAAAAATCGAAAAAGAAAAAAAGGAAGAAAAAATGACTCCTGAAGAATTAGTCTTAGTTCAAGAAGCTTTAAAATTGGTGCAAGATGGATTGAATCAGTTATCGGCGGCCTCGACTAACAGTAAAGTAAAATTGATTGTTAAGATTCTCGAAAGCGGTTTGACCGTTGGCGAAATGATGATAGGAGAATTATAAAAATGCCTCTCATCAAAGGAGCTAAAGCGAAAACAAGAAAAGGATTCTCGACTAATATTAAGCGAGAAATGGCTGCTGGTAAACCCCAAAAGCAAGCGGTTGCCATAGCATACAGTGAAGCAAGAGGTAAAAAGAAAAAACGAAAGAAAAAAGGATAAACAATCATGGCTGCTAAAAAGAAATGGATTCAAGATATTAAAATGAAGAAAGGCGCGCTCAGGAAAGAATTGGGCGTGAAGAAAGGTAAAAAAATACCAGCTAAGAAGCTAGCCAAGGCAGCTAGAAGCAAAAACCCACTGGAAAAGAAACGAGCCGTCTTAGCCGAAAATTTCAGAAAGATGCGTAAAAAGTGATATTGTATTATCAGAATTTAAACTGTACGATATATTGAAAGATATTCCGCTTACGGGCAGCGTATAACCCGGCGACCACGCAACCATGCGGCAAAATGGCAGTTCATGGCACTTAAACCATGCGACCACGTTCACAACGGCAACAGTGAGATAGACAAGAATGACTGATGAAAACGCTTTAGTTTCGGAAAGCTCTAATGCTGATAATGCTAATGTAGGCTTACAGCATGAAGAGGAGTCACTCCCCAAAAGTCGTGTCGAAGAACTGGTTAAAAAGGCTAAACTTAAAGGGAGAGATTCAATGCAAGCAGAGTTGGATGCGTTAAAGGCTGAAAATGCTACTCTTAAGACTAGCGCTGGTTCGATGGGTGGAATGGCTATACCAATCGATAAAGAAGCTCTTAAGCAAGAAGTCTTGAATGAGATTCGTCAACAATTTCAAGATGCCAGCGAAAAACGCGCCCAAGAAGAAATGGATAGAGAGGCAAGAAAGATCGCTGATACTTATAATGCTCGAATGGCATCTGGTAAAGATGCTTATGAGGATTTTGAGACAGTGATGGCCGACTTTAACCCTGCTGCCTTCCCAAACTTGGTTTTTTTGGCATCTCAAGTGGATAACACGCCTGCAGTCATGTATGAGTTGATGAAGAATCCGAGCAAATGGGCAACTGTTGCAATGTTGTCTGAAAGGGATCCTAATGCTGCTCAAAACATGATAAGCAAAATAAGTGCTTCCATTAAAGCCAATCAAGCCGCTAAAGCCGAGGATAAAAATGTTGCGCCTCCACTCAGCCGATTGTCATCTTCGCCTACAGGGCAAGACTCCGGCAAACCGAGTAGCGTGCAAGATTTTAAGCGCATGTTCAGGGGATAATAACCCATAGGTAATGCCAAAAGTTTTGTCTTAATGTTATATCTAACGGAGAGACTGACATGGCATTGCCAAATAATATTTTGGAAAATGTACAAACATATAACAAAGCCGATTTGGCTTATCTTCAGAACATCAATTGTTTCGTTTCAACTGCTAATACTAAATACCGCGATTTTCAAAAGGCTAATCCGGCCAACCTTGGCGACACGATTACTTTTGACAAACCACCGCGCTTTATTGCTAACGATGGCTTGGTTGTTAACTTCCAAGGCGTTGAACAGCGTGTCCAGAGTTTGACCGTTGATTCGTCTAAAAACATCGGTATTGATATATCCGCTCAACAGTTAATTTTTAACGTTGAGGAATATATGGAACGATTCGGACGTGGTGCTATCGAAGAATTAGGCGCTGTGATTGAATCTGATATCGCTGGATTATGCGAAACAACTCCTTATCGCTTCTATGGTAATGGCGTAACGCCAATCTCATCTTTTAATCAGCTCGGCCAAATGCTGGCTTTCTTCAGGAACTACGGGGCAGCTAAAAATGATACTAAAGCTTATCTCTCTGATATCGTTATTCCAGACATCATTGGCTCAGGCTTAAATCAGTTCGTTCCGAGTGGGAAGGGCGGCAATGAAGAGTTGCGTAATAGTTGGGAATTAGGCGAATTTGCAAAATGCGATTGGTATTCCTCTAACCTTTTACCTGAACATATCTCTGGATCAGAAGGGCAAGCAGGCACGACTTTAACAGTTGTGAGTGTAACAACTGATGCTAATGGAGCTGTGATTGCTATCACTTTTAGTGGTACAAATGCTCCATCAGATGCTTCTTCTGTTTTAAAGTATGACCGTTTCCAATTTCAAGATAATGTTTCTGGTCATCAAAATATCCGCTTCCGTACATTTACTGGTCATAAACCTTCTGCATGTCCTGTTCAATTTATGGCAACAGCAGATGCAGCAAGTACGGGCGGTTCACAAGTCACTGTTTCAATCAATCCTCCTCTCCAAGCAAACGTTGGCAAAAACCAAAATATCACGCAGCAGATTGTGGCTGGTATGCAGGTTAAAGTATTGCCATCTCATCGCGTGGGCATGGTTCAATCAGGTAATCAGTTCTATGTTGCTATTCCACCGTTACCAGATTGCGATCCATTCATGACTTCAGTTGAGCAGGATGAAGAAACCGCAGTCAGTTTGCGTATGTATACTGGCGCTCAATTCGGCCAAAATTTATACGGAACTGTGCATGATGCTATTTGGGGCAAAACTTTGGTTGATGACAACTCACTAGCTATCATCTTCCCACTTTAATTTGAGGAGCAATTTAATGAGTGTAAATATACCAATTGTTAATGCACCTTATCTAAGCGTAGACAATTTGCAACTGGCTGTTGCAAGTACAACCACACTTACTATGGCGGCTGGTAGAGCTAGAAACTCTACTAATGAAAATGACATTATCCTGACATCTGGCGTTACTATTAATGCTGCCACAACTGGCATTAATGCTCTGGATACGGGTTCATTAGCTAACGCTACTCTCTATGCTGTTTATGCAGTAGGTGATTCAACGCAAAACAACACGCCGGGCGCTGTGCTTTCTGCAACCTTAACTGCGCCTCTGTTGCCTGTTGGTTATGATATGTATCGTTTGATCGGTTATGTCCGAACTGACGGTTCTGCTCATTTCCTTGCTGGTTATTGGTCTGGTAGCGCCAATGAACGTACTTTTGTATATGATGTCCCAATTGCAACCGCTGTTACTGCAGGAAGCTCTGCAACATATGCGGCTGTAACATTGACGACATTCGTTCCGCCTGTCCAAAATGTTCTAGCTAAAATTGAAACAAACTGGACAGCAAATGCTGCTGGCGATACCTTGGCGTTGCAACCTTTTAGCGCTGTAGGTGATACCGTTAAGTATATAGCTCCCGTTGCTGGTGCTTCAGCCCATACTCTTGTTAGAGAATATGTTCAAGCTCAGCTCGATTCTGGTGCGCCTAAGATCAATTACAAAGTATCTGCAGGCACAGTAGCGATCAACGTGGCAGGGTATCAGTACACTATCTAACGATAGAAAAAGGAAGAGGCCATGACTTACTTAGCGAGCAATCTTATTGCAGATGCTTATTATCTCAGTGGGATTGTAAGCCGAGATTTTGAAACGCCAACTGGCGCTCAAATGAGTGATGGCCTTAGACTATTAAATAATGTATTAGCTGATCGCACGATCAATACATCTACGATTCCGTATACATCAAAATTGACTCTTACAGCGAGTGCAGCAGTTGCTGATTACTATATACCTGATTGTATAAATATTGATGTTTTCGTGTTTTATATCAATTCACTAAGATATCAAACAGTCAATCAAAAGCGTAAAGAATTTCGCGGAAGTTTTAGGCCAACCAATATTCAAAGTTTGCCTTGGAATTGGAACTTCGAAAGATCATTGAATGGTGGAACATTATCACTTTATTTTGTACCTGATGTTAATTATCCGCTAGAAATATGGGGAACTTTTCGCCTTTCATCGGTGACTCAGTATCAAGATTTATCTCTTACACTCGATGAATTTTATACTAATTTCTTGCAATATTTGTTAGCCCAAAGATTATGTCAGTTCAATTCATATCGCGTTCCAATGGATGTTGCTGATCAATTAGATCGCTATATTAAATGGATAACAAATACGACTAATGTCATGGATCTTAGAATGCAGAAATTAAGTAGCTTGAATGGAGGAGAAGCGATTAACTATGCCATCGTAAACCTCAGTGGCGGCTGGCTACCTGCCAGTTCATAGGAGTTATTGAATGGGATTAACTACCGATACTGAAGACGTTCCCGTTCGATTAGTGGGCAGCTCTGTATTTGGGCGTTATCCTACAATTTCACCTGAACGTACATATAACTTATTTATATCATCATCAGGTGATGGCGAAGAAGAATGGCTTGTTAATTTTCCAGGTTATCGTGAAGTATTGAATTTAATTGCTGAAGGCGCTGAAGGAAGAGGCATTTACCATTCTGTAAGAGGGAATTTTATTTTAGCTGTCGCTGGCGCGGATGTATTTAGAATAGATCAATTTTCATCGTCAGCAACTAACTTAGGTGCTATGACCAGTAGCACAGGTGAAGTATTTTTTGATGAAAATCTTTCTTCGCAAATCTGCTTTGTCGATGGAACAAAAGCCAGAATTTATAATTATCTCAATTTTCCTGCTGCATTTTCAGATGCTGTTTTTGATGCTCATTCTTCTGATTTTCAGCCAAATTATGTGATTTATCACAATACCTATTTCATTTTCGGGAATGCTTTAACTACTAACGCCGGATCTAATTGGGTTATATACGAAAGCGGAGCTGATGGTATGTCAGCTAATGCTTATAAGCTTACTTGGGTTCAAACATTGGCTTTACAAACAAAGCCAGATTTTGCTAAGGCTGTTTTGAGGATACCAGGTAAAGGAAATAACATTATTGTATTTGGAACTACAGTTGCCGAAATATGGAGCAATGTCGGCGGCGCACAAGTTTATCAAAGAAATTCATCTGTCAATATCGATTATGGCGCAGCATCAGTTGCCACAATAGCAGCGAGTGAAGAAGTAGTAGCTTGGCTTGGAATTAATGAAAAATCATCTCCTGCTTTGATGGTTATGGAAGGCGGCAATGCGCTTCCAATATCAACAGATGGACTAGACGCACTATTAGAAACAGTTGATTTTCCAGCTGATTCAACAGCTATTCTTTATCGGGAAGGCGGCCATTTATTTTATATTATTACATTTTTTAATCCTGCTGATGATTTTAGTATCATGTATGATTTCAAGACTAAAAAATTATTCGATTTAACGGATTGGGATTTCACGGCCTATCCAGCAAGGCAAGTTGTCTATTTTGGAAATAAAACCTATTTTTTAAATTTCAAAAATGGCTGTATTAGCGAAATAAGTAGCAATATCACGACATATGATGTTTTAGCATCCAGCGAAAATATGGATTATATTTCTTATGATATTCCACAAATAAGGATTAGCAATACGCATCGTGTGGCTAATCGTCCAGAGAAATTCAAAATTAAGCTTTTCACATTTGTAATGGAATCAGGAACAACTCCCAACACATCCAATCAAATGGTATGTGAAGGCTATATAATAACTGAAGATACAAGTCAGGTGATCTATACAGAAGATGGTCATCCAATTTTGACTGAAGCTGGATTTTGTACCATCAATCTTCCACGAGTTGATCTTACTATCTCAAAAAATGGCGGCATAACTTATAGCAATACTGTGAGCTATTTACTGAAAGCAACAGCCGATTATCAGAATCAGCCTCGATTTAATAATCTTGGATATGCTCAACAAATAAACTATCAGATGCGTTTTTGGGGTTCGGGGCGAAAAGTAATTAAAAATGGCACGATGGAAATAGGAAATTAAGGCATGTATATACCTGTATTTAATAACTTAAAATATGTAGGCATGGATGGTTTTTTGACTCCAGAAATGCAAATATATAACGATGAATTAAATCAATCTCTGCAAAATGGCTTAAGTGATAACGGCTGGACATTTCCATCTTTAACAGCTGCACAATTAACAGCTGTCGCTCCGATGATGCCAGATGGTACAGGCTGGTATGAAAATGAAGCTCAAGTAATAGTATTCAAGTTAGGCGGCGCATTATTTAAAGTTAGTACCACATCATATCCTTAGGAGATGAATATGTCATTTTGGGATGATTATAAAAGAAGCAATCTAAATCCGCTTAATCTTTTTGGCAGAGAAGATCCCTCTCGTGAAGCTAATCGATATATGAGTCGTATTCCGGGCGTAGGGCATCAATATTATGATCCTTATATTAATGAAGGTCGTGAAGCAGGATCGAGACTGAAAGGTGAATATGGGAAGATGTTAGATCCCACGTCATTCATCGATGAAATCATGAAGCATTACGAAACTTCAAAAGGCGCTCAAAACGAACAGAAAGAATTAGGACGAGGAATTGGTGCGACTGCAGCTGCAGGCGGTTTTGCTGGAACGCCAGAGCATCAAAAAGAATATGGGCAGATGGCAAGTGATATCATGTCGAAAGATATGCAACAATATCTGCAGAATGCTTTAGGCGTGTATGGTAGCGGCATTTCAGGTGAACAAGATTTTTATAATAAAGGGTATGGTGCATCTGGCTCTTTAGCTGATTTACTTGCTGGCAATTTAGCTTCTCAAGGCACTATGGCATTTCAAGGAGCTAATCAAACAAATGCAAGTAGAGATGCTTTTCTAAACGCTTTAGTGAAAGCATTTTCACAAGCTGCAGGTTCATCAGCTGGAGCAAGCGGTTAAATAACAAGGAATTGAATAATGCCAGTACAATTTCCGAATTTTCTACAAGTTGCAGTGAGAACGCCGGATTATTCAGGGTTATCGGATATCATTAGCAATTATTATGCTGGCAAAGCTATGCCAAAAGAGGATTTGATTAAATCCATTCAGGCACAATTTGCGCGCCCTACTGCTGAGCAAAATTTACTCTCTACAAAGCTTAGCAATCGTAAAAGCCAAATAGAAATCGATAAAGCTTTGCGAGAAATGGCAGAGCAAAAGCAATTTGAGGCACAATTGAGGCAAGCTCTCACTGGAGGCGGTAATATAGCTACAGGCAATCAAAATCCATATCCACAAAATATGCCAGTAAATCCACCGATGATAGGAGAAAATACACCACCAAAAATGACGGTAATTAATCCATCATTGGGAAAAGTCTTGGCTGATGCTTCGGGTGCAAGTCCTCAAATAACGCCTTCAGGAAGCGAAAATGAGCCAGTATTTGATGATGGCTTAGATCGCACAAAGATGGCTGCTCGCTATCGTAAAATAGATCAAGCCGCTACTGGCTTACCTGATAGTGCATATAAGCCCGGCGCTAATACCGCAGGAAATTTTGAAACAATTTTAACCCCTGAAGAAGAGGCTAAATTTCAAAAATGGAAAACTAAATATGCTCCTAATGATTCTGGCGAAGATTACGATTTGAGAGGAGCCTTCAAAGCTGGAGTCACGCCAGATGAAAAAACAGGACATTGGCCTGATACATTTAAAAAGCCAAATCATCCAACATTTTCTAATCAATCTATTTACGCTAATGCTGCCCCTCAATTAGCTGGAAGCTGGAATGGTGAGAATTATATCAAGCCTACAGCACAGCCAGAAGAGCCGCATGAAGTGGTAATAGCACAAGGATTTCCGCATCTCAGTGGCATCGATCAGATGTATGAAAATAATCCTCTTTCACGCGCTTTTCTTGAAAAGAAAGGTTATAAGAAAACTGAAGAAGTAAAGTTTGATAGTAAAACAGGAAAAACTAGTCTTATAACAAAATATCCTAGCGGTAAAATAACATTAAAAACGATATCACCCAACGAAGCTGCTACTGACACTGAAAACGGCATTCCTTTAACGAAACCAGTATTAAACAAAGTCGTTAATCAAATCCGTGGCGCGGATGCTGTGATGCCTTACATCGATAAAATTTTAAAAATGGGTGACCTTCAATTCGATAAAAAAGGTAATCCAATAGGTGCTGGAAAAAATAATCAATTACCAATGACTCATTATTTGCCAACTGATGCAAATGCAGGATATAAAAGAACAGTATCAGAAGCTTTAGAAAAATATATGAATGCAACTGGCTTAAGTTCGACCGATCTCTCCACTAAAAAAGTAGAAGAAATTTTAGAAAGAGCATTAGGTGAAAGTACCGATCATTATCTTATCGAGTTATATAATAAGAAAAAGGAAATGATGGAAGATCGAAAACGTAATGTTGAAATGGTCACTAAAGGCTTAAAAAAATATGGAAATTTAGATACGGAAAATGAAGCACCAAAATATTCCTCTGATGAATGGGAGCCTGTCTAATGGCTGATACCCAAATGATACGTCTAAGGAATAAAAAGACAGGTGCAGTTGTTTTAGTGCCTCGTTCTGAATATGCCGAAGCCGATAATAATGCAAATAAGGGATTGGCTGGCATAGGAAGCGATATCGCCTATTCTGTATCAAAAGCTCCCGAAGCATTAGGCGAAATGGCTGCCTCTATAGTTCCTGGCATTAATAATATTGGCTATTATGCGACCACTAACAATCCAGTTAGCACCTTAGCAAATCTTGGTGCTGGTGGCACTGAATCGTTGGCTGGACTACTTAGTTCTCCCCAGATGCTAATGAGATATTTGTCTGAGAAATTCCCTCAGTTCGGCATGAAATCTAAAAGCACAACCCCGTATGAAGCCTTAATGAGATTTGAGCAAAAGCATGGATTGGCTCCTCAAAGTGAAGAAGAAGCGAGTGTTAGAAATGCTGGCGGCTTACTGTTCGGAGGTAAATTATTAAGCAAGTTGCCAGGAATGCTGACACGATCTGGTACGGTAGCCGCTGAATCTGGTGGCCGAGGTGGTGACCCTGTTCATGCGACATTATTAGCTTTGATAGGCGAAAAAGCATCTAAGGCTTTAGCTAAAGGAATCGATAAGGCTGCGGGAGAAAGCATTCCTCCGGCTGTTTCTTCTGCAACTGGTGGCGTTCCTCAAATGCCTATAGCTCCGACTGCCAATATTGGTGCTATACCTAATAATCCTAATGGCTATATGAGTACAGTAAGCAATATTCCTAAAGCCGCTTTAAATCTTGCTAAAATGGTTCCAGAAGCAGCTAAAAAGACAGTCGCTGCAATTCCTGAAATGGCTGGAAGTGGCGCAGCTTCAGCATTAGAGTCAGCTGCTGATTTTACCTCTGAATTGCCTATGGTTGGGAAATTAGCATCTCCAGTATTACAACCGACTATGGGAGCATTAGCTTCATACTTAAAGCACATTTCTGTCGCGCCTGAAGAATTGGCGAAACGAAATCTTTTTGGGGATATTGAAGCAGCTGATTTGCCTGCTATGGAGAAAATGAATGAAGCCGCTAAACGGCTAGGTATTACTTATGCGACACCTTCTGAATTGTTAAATTCTCCATTTGAATCAGTCAAGCAAGCAAATGTCGGAAGAACTACAAAAGGCATGAAATTGCTTTATAAGCTTGGCAAAGAAAGAGAAGGAAGCGAAGAAGCAGCCATTAACAAATTATTTAATTTAATTCACGAAGATAAGCTTGATCCGATTAAGAAAGCTGCATATGAACAGACTATGCAAAATAGTGTTCCTGCTGATTTTATTGCCAGAGAAACAGCACGACCTGTTATTCAGAAAGCCATGAAAGCTGTTGAAAATAACACAGCCTATAAACAAATGCTTCAAGAAGAATATGGTGTTGCGCCGGATAACGTGTCCAAAAAGAGTTTTATGTATTGGGATATGGTTAAGCGCGTTCTAGGTGATATGGAAAGTAAATTAGGAAGAAAGGGAAGTAATACCGAAGCATCAGTTTATGGTAATACGCGCCGATCAATGGTCAAGGCCATGGATGCGATAGAGCCTCAGTATAAGATTGCTCGAAATATTGCAGAACGAAAATTTACAAGAGATGAATTGGAATCTGTTTTTGATAAAAAAGATAAGACCTTTAATAACTTTTATTCTTTATTAAAGAGCAAAGAAAAATTCAACGAACTTATGCAGAAACTGGATGCCTTTCCAGAAGCTAAGCAACAATTGCAAGATATTAAATTATTTGCTGGAAATATGATTCCGAACAATCCGACCATTCGAGCAGCTGCAGCTTTAAAGCGAACTGGAATGTCAGATGCAAGAAATGCAATAGAGGCTAAAAAAAGAGAATTTGATGAAAAGTACGGAACAGAGCATGATGTTGCAGCTGTTAATTTATTGACTCATCCAGATATGATTAAACTTTTATCTGAGTACCTTAAGAAGAAAGGAAAATAGCAATGGCAATTAGCCCACTTTATGTTCCACTATTTACAATTGAAGAAGTTATCCTTGATAAGGATAGCGGGCTGCCTTTGTCTGGTGGCGTTGTTTCTTTTTATCGAGATTTACAAAGGCAGACTCCTAAAGAAGTATATCAAATAACTGGTAATCCTCCTGATTATACATTTGCGTCTGTTGGGTCTGTTTTAACATTAGGTATCGCTGGCGATTTTGTTGATAACAATGGTAATCCATTTGTGCCTTATGCCTATCCCTATGATGATGATGGAAATGTTGATTTATATTATGTAACAGTAGAAAGCGCAGGTTCGGTAGATCAATTTACAAGAGAAGCGGTTCCTTATTTGGGAAATGGCAATATACCGCCTAGTGAACTTTCAAACACTGAAAATGAATTATCGAATCCTCAATTTGTTGAAGTATTATTTTCTACTCCTAACTCAGTTACCATTAATGTCACAGGTTCAAATACGGTCACGCCAATTGCTCCAGATTGGGATATTATTAGTTCTGGTACAGGAACAATTACACTACAGAGGTTAGAGCCAACTTCTGCCGATATTGATACTAACCCTCCTTATGCGGTTAGCATAGCTGGCTCATCAGGATTAGGTGCGAGTATTACTTTAAGGCAAAGATTATCAAATTCTCCAAGTATATCGCGAGGACAGTATGTAAGTGGTACGATTCTGGCGGCCGTTTTGAGCGGTGGCAGTTCTGCTTTGACAATGACTTTTGCTCCATCAACAGGAACTTCAACACCAATCATATCCGCTGAAAATATTCCTACAGATGGTGCTTATCATCTATTAACTGGTAACAATGCTATTCCTGAGCAATCAAATGATCCTGCAAGCACAGGCTATACTGATATTTTAATAACGATTCCTACATCTAGGACTATCGCTGTTACAAGTATTCAGATTGTTACCACAGCTGAAGCAGTTAATATTCCATTTACCGAACAAACAGCATCTAGGCAAAAAGATCATTTGTTCCATTATTATGAAAATTCAATACTACATCAGCCTAAAGAAAGTTTATTAACTGGATGGAATTTTGGGGTGAATCCATGGCAATTTAGGACAACCGCTATAACTAATGTAGTAAATAACACCTATACAGCAGATCAGACTATAATTGTACAGCAAGCATATGTAACTAACGTTGCTAACACTAATAATGTCGCTGTTGGTCAAGGTGTTCAATCTATAGATCAGCCATTTCAAGTGCAGGCAGTAACATCTACCAACAAATTCGCCATGATTCAATATATATCATCAGATACGATGGCTCCATATTGGCAACATTATTTATCATCTATGGTTACTGCAAATTTAAATTCTGCTCATAATACAGTAGTAAATTTCAAGATGCGTTTAATTTATAGAACTGCTGGAGATTTGCCGCCAACAATCGGACAAAATGAGCCTATTAGTTCTTGGACAAACGTAGATGGAAGTGATCCTACTTTTGCGTCTGGATGGGCAGCGATAGCACCTTTAAATGATCCAGTATATACATTGAGTGATAGTGTTCAATTGCAGTTCAGTTTTGATCAATTTTTATTACCTGCTGCATTAAATACTGGCAATATGATTTTAGGAATTGTTTTATATACAACTAATAATATGAACTCTGCTTCTCCAGCAGATTCTATGCTCATATACAGAGTATCTTTAGTTGATAACAACTTTGCTATTGATTGTAATGTTGAAACATTCGATGAGTCTTTAAGAAAGTGTCAATATTATTATGAGCAAAGTTATGATGTAGGTACTTTGGCTGGTGCTAATACATTAGTTGGCGCTCAAATAATATCTTTGCCTGTAATAAGTGATGGAGCTACAACTTCATGCTATCCGAAATCTATTTTTCAAAAATATAAACAAACAAAAAGAGCCGCTCCAGCATCTATTACATTTTATACTCCTGCCGGAACAATTGATAACGTGAATGGTTTGGTTATTAGTAGTACTGGAACAACTGTACAAGGCAATACAAATATTCCAATATCACACTGGAGTACTCAAGAAATATCGAAAGATTCAATATGGTATTCTGTAAATTCATCTAATACGTCTTTATATATAGTTGGCGCATCGCATACTAATTATGAAGGCTTAATCCAATATCATTATGTAGCAGATGTAAGATTGGGCAAATAAAAAGGATTAAATTATGACGCAACCATTTAGAACAATACAAGAAACTAAAGCAGAAAATGATTTTGCACAAATTTATTCAGATCAAATTTATAATGCAACATTGGCTGCTGCAACTAATACTCAATTAACAGTTCCAGGTGGAGGGGTAATGGGAGCTATTACCTCTTTCGGAGGAACCAGTAATCATAATAAAGTTTTAGCAGTTATTAGAACTACAGGTGATATTTGGGTTGCAGTTAATAAAACTGCTGCTGTTCCTGCTGGTTCATCATTTGCGAAGGATACCTCTGAACTTGTTACAAATGTCTTAGATAAGGCTTATTTAGTTAATGTTGGTGATGTTTTGAATTTTATTTCAAAAGCTGCTACCACTCCAAGCGTGAGCGTTGCTTTCTATGCTTTGCAAAGCTAAAGAATAGGGAATTATAAAATGCCAGTCACTAATGAAAAATTTAGTAATTTTGTCGACGGTGGGGATATTGAAGTTAATGATATCGTTGTTGGCTTGCGTAATGGTTTAAACACCAGATTTGTTTATAATGGTGGGAGTGGGATATTTTTGCCTTTGGCTGGTGGCGCAATGTCTGGCGTTATCGATATGCAAAATAATGCTATTTTGAATTTGCCAGATCCTACTAACGTGCAACAGGCAGCTAATAAAGAATACGTTGACAATTCTATAGCATCTGCTGTGGCTGCGTATCTGCCGCTTGCTGGCGGTACAATGTCTGGTGCTATTAATATGGGAACACATGCTATAACTAATATGGCTAATCCTACGAATCCACAGGATGCAGCTACTAAAGCATATGTTGACTCAACTGGATCAGGAACTGTCAGTCCGGGATTAATAAATCAAATAGCATGGTACGCAGCGTCCGGAACAACTGTTTCTGGCCTTTCAACCGCCGCATCAAGTGTTTTAGTGACATCAGCTGGTAGCGTTCCATCACTTTCTACTACTCTTCCATCAGGTCTAACGATACCCGGATATGCTCACAGTGGTGCAAATTCAGACATAACAAGCATGACTGGATTAACGGGATATCTGAAAGCTCCATTAGGTTTAAAAGGTTCTGATGATACAATACTTGCAAGCTTTTATTATCAAGCTAGCGCAGTAAATTATTTAGTTTTCCAAAATTCCGCAACAGGAAATCCACTTACTATTTATGGCGGTGGTAGTGATTCTACCTGTGAGCTTCAATTTGCATCGAAAGGCGGTGTTTTTAGTTTCTATGATATTAATAATGTGGCGGCCGGTAAGATTAGATTTTTAGCAAGCAATCCGTCAAAATTCACGGGACTATCTGTTAATCCAGCACAATCAACTGCTGTGGATTTTATATTGCCCGCTACAGATGGCTCCAATGGTCAAGTAATGTATACAGACGGTTCAGGTAATCTTGGATTTAAAACTGTAAGTGGTGGCGTTATAACAATTGATGGCGACTCTGGATCAGTTACAGGCAGCACTATTACGGTATCAGGTGGAAGCACAGGATTAACAACAAGCGGATCTGGAACAACACTGGATCTAACTGGTATATTAGCTCTCGCTAATGGAGGAACAAATAATAATCTCACGGCATCTGCTGGCGGAATAGTTTGGTGTGATTCTACAAAATTTAATATACTTTCAGGTACACCAACAGCAAATCAAATTTTATTATCTGGTAATGCTTCAACACCTTCATGGTCAACTGCCACTTATCCAGCGACCGCTGGCACGCAATATAATGTATTGCAATCGACAGGAACAAATATAACGAGCGCTCCTTTGTCTTCTGTTATAGATGGCGCATTAGGCAACACGCAAGGCGATATTTTATATCGTGGAAGCAGTGGCTGGACAGTATTAGCACCTGGCACATCAGGATACATATTAAAAAGTGGTGGAGCTGCGGCTAACCCAAGTTGGGAGGCTGTAAGTGCTTCTGGGGCGATTACAACTATTGATGGCGATTCAGGAAGTGTTACGCCTACAAGTGGTGCCGTACTTATTGATGGTGGCTCAACCGGATTAACGACCTCTGGATCAGGTAATACATTAGCTCTTACAGGCATATTAGGTTTGGCTCATGGAGGTACCAATAAGAGCAATTCTGTCGTCCAAGGAGCAATAGCTTATTGTGATAGCGCTGGTATAAGATTGACAGCAGCAGGAACGACCGGACAATTATTGCAATCAAATGGCACCGGACAACCAAGCTGGACAACTGCAACTTATCAAGCAACGTGTGCGGCGGGTGATCTAATTTTTGCAAGTGCTACTAATGTTTATAGCAATAGAGGGATCGGAAGTAATGGATCAATTTTAACGGTCGGTAGTGGATTACCTCAATGGCTTTCATCTAGTGCGAGTTCCGTATTAATCGCTGATTCTGGCGCTCTTCCTGTTTTCTCAACGACACTCCCTGATGGTTTAGCTATGGGAACGCCAGCCTCTTTGACGCTAACGAATGCAACTGGCTTGCCTGTTGGGGGCGGTGGCACAGGCAATAGCACTTTTACTGCGTATAGCGTGATTTGTGCTGGTACAACTGCAACGGGAGCATTCCAAAATGTATCAGGACTTGGCACATCAGGTCAGGTTTTAACATCGAATGGGGCGGGTGCATTACCCACATGGCAAGCTGGTGGAAGTGGCCCGTGGACTGCTACGGGGACAAATTCCGCAAAGGGTGGCGATGGTACTTCTGTTGCATCAGGTTCTAACTCACTAAGTTATGGTAGTGGCACCAATTCAAATGCGGGTGACAATTCTATTTGTGTTGGTCATGGAAACACGATCACTTCTGGCTCATTAGGTGTTGCTATGTTTGGATACAGCAATACCACTAATGGCAGTGCAGTCAATTATTGTATTATTTCTGGCAATAGCTCTAGTGTGGGTTCTAATTATGGATTCGCATTTGGAGCGGGTTGCTCAACAACATCATCATTTTCTGTTGCTCTGGGTACAGGATGCTCGTCAGGTCATATTGCTTTTGCTTTTGGTAATACAGCAACGGCTAGTGGTACTGGTACGGTTGCATTAGGGCAAAATGTGACGGCCAGTAATGCTGGGTCGTTTGTATTTGCTGATCAATCCAATACTGGTTCTAATACTGCTGATAGTGGACAAAATCAATTTGTTACTCGATTTGCTGGTGGTTACTTTTTTGCTGGTGGTAATTTGGCTTTAACTACAGCAGGACAGGGATTAAGCGTAAAATCCGGATCAAATTGTAAAATTGGTACTGCCACTTTATCTAGCGGTACCGTTACAGTAAGCAATACATCAGTCACTGCTAACTCACTAATATTATGCACTGTACAGTCTGCGAGTGGTACACAAGGAGTATTATCAATAGGTACTGTTACGGCGGGAACTAGTTTTGTTATAAATTCAACATCAGGTTCTGATAATTCCGTTGTAGGATATTTAATCGTTGAAAAAGGATAATAAGAAATGACATTAACCCAAGCGCACCAAGAATGCTGCCGATGCAGATGCGGTTATATCATTGGTTCAGAACGTGATTAATAGCTAATTTCTTGTTAAAATATAAGCTTCAAATTTTTACAAACAGATTTAGTCGGAGATAAAAAATGTCAAATAATGATACAAATGATAAAGATACACAACTAACTGAACTGAGCAATTCTAATAGAATATTACAGGCACAGCTTGCGGCTCACAAAGATGTAATCCGTGGCTTACAAGAGGAAAATTTAACTCTAAGAGCAAATTTTAACCTTGCTCAGCAATATTATCAAGAAAGTACCAATCAAGTCAGAAGCTTGACTAATGATCTTGCAAATGCAAATAAAAATAAAACTGAATTAGAGCAAAAAATTCGTGAATTATCGGCAGAAAAAGACATCTCAAATATTTTAAATCCTGTTTCTGATACTGCAGGAGAATCATCACAAGCGGCTTGATATAAAGGAAATCACTCTCAATCACATTATATAGGGGTAAGGAACATGGCATATTTACAATTATATCGCGTAGAAGTCGGTGAAGTTGGTGTTTTGCCGGGTTCTGTCAAGATGGTTTCAGATCAAAGTTTAGCGACCATTACTACGCCGGGTTATTTGAATGGCGCTGGTACTCAATTGTCAACTGTTCCCGTTGCTCCTAGTGATGTGATTGAGTGTTTGTATAACTTTAATACATCTACTGGCTCCGGCACATTTACATTATTAACTGTCTCTATAAGTGCTGGTGTTATTACTTTAAGCGCAAATTCAGGAAATGAATCATTAGCTAGTGGCTATATATTTGTCGGTAACGCAGGCGGCGTTGCCACAGGTGTGGCCATGTCTGGTGATGCTACTATTTCTAACACTGGCGCTTTGACTATTGCCAATAGTGCCATTACCAATGCGAAGGTAAGCGCTTCAGCTGCGATTGCTTTCAGTAAATTGGCCACCTTAGCAACAGGCCATATTTTAGCTGGTAATGCGGGTGTTGTGACTGACGTGACATTAGGCGGTGATGCAACTATCGGCGCAACAGGTACATTGACAATTGCTAATAATGCTATCACGACTGCAAAAATATTAAATGCAAACGTGACACTGGCTAAGTTAGCATCTGGTATCACACCTGCGTATGTGTCTAAATTTGGCGGCCAGCAAGCGAATGGAGGCGGTTCAGCAACGATAACCATTACGGTCACAGGCTTGACCACTAGCCATATTTGTATGGCACAGGTTCAAGCAAGCACCAATGCTGTGACTGTGCAAAAGGTTACACCAACAGCTGATACATTGACAGTTATATTGTCTGGCGATCCGGGTGCGAATACAGTGATTGCTTATCAATGCTTCTTAGCTGCTTCATAAAAATATCAAAAGAGGGGATATAAAATAACAATATCCCCTTATTTTTTATTGACTGATAGGCGTGACATCATCAGCCTGTAAGCCTTTTGTGCCTTTAGAAATCGTAAATTCGACTCTTTGGCCTTGTGTAAGCTGTCGATAGCCCGAGGATTTAATGGATTTAAAATGAACAAATATATCCTCTCCGCTGTCGCATTCAATAAAGCCATATCCTTTTTTTGCATCAAACCATTTCACGGTTCCTTGAACTAAGTTTTCCATTTTTGCGTGCCTTCTATCAGGGGTTAACAGATTAGGCTCTATAATACGCAATATAATTGACTATTATCAATACGATACATCTATTGAGATGTAACGGCATAGAGGATAGTCATGGCTATAATAAATACACTTACTGAAATTATGCCTAGTGAAATACAGATAATGCCTTCAAATACGTCTTTCATTTTGTTTCTCCAATTTTTCTGAGTACAGATGTAGCATCACATGATAAACATGGATCACAACATAAGCAGCAAGTATTCGCCGCTGTTCGTTTAACTATCTCAAGCAATATATTTATTTTCTTTTCAAGAATAGGGCAATCTCGCTCGCACATATCTCGATATAATTCACGTTCACATTTATCTTCTTCATCGGCACGAGTATTCCATGCTTTTATTGCTTCTAATAAATTTTTGCGAATTATTTTTGCATTGCAATTTGTACAAATAGCATAAGATTCAGTTATTGTTATTATGCCTTCAACAATATAGCCGCAAAAAGGACATGGTTTTAAATCATCCATTTCTTTTTCCATTTATCAGAGATAAGGTTGTTTTCGATTAGGTGGATTAGCATTTTTGCTAATGAATTTGATAATGATTTATCCCATATTTGACTCCCGTCTTTTTCGCCGTGTCCATTATCATATTGGATCCACCATCCGCCGCGTGAACACATAAAACACGTTAAAGACATATCTTCAATGAATGAAGGCAATATCTCACCCAATTCACTGGCTAGGAATGCAGACCAAGTTTGATCTGCTTCGCAATTATAAGCATATGACGAACCTAATACAGTTCTGTATGTCTTTCTTTCTACGAGTGTTGAGCCTGATTCATCTTCAAAAATAGTGCCATCTTCATTTAATTTAAAATACACTTTATCCACTATATTACACCAATATAAAATGGATGATTGGCGCAACCCCAATTCTTTCAGCTTCTTACTCAACTCTAGTGATGTTACGTGGCGCGCGATGTCATTCATTCAGCTATTTCTCCATCATTTGAACTTCGCAAATTTGAGGAAAATCGCCTGCTATTCCAATTTTACTCAAATATTTATCGCGAAATTGAATTGCTTGTTCGTATGTTTCAAATGCCATCAATCTAACAGTATATGGCCGTGGAAATTCGAGAACAAATATCGTTTTCATTCTGAATTTGCTTTTATCTTCGCACTAATCTCATCAATATGAATTGGTGTTAAATTAGTTTGCTCGACACTGACGCAAATATATCCAGCCTCATTAATACTTTTCGAGTGCGTATGCCCATGAATATTCACAATTTCAGGATGATAAGCTTTCTTAATTGGAATGTGAGTTAAAATGAATTCTTTGTAGTGAATCGCGCCATAAACCTTTTCAAAATACTGGGCATATAATTCCACGCCATAACAATCATGGTTCCCCATAACCAGCCGCCTATGACCATTAAGACGGCCTGCAATAGAGACGTTCCCCCTTCCACCAAAACAGAAGTCTCCCAAATGCCAGATAATATCATTAGGGCGAACGACACGATTCCAATTAGCAATGATAGTTTCGTCATGCTCTTCAATGCTCCTAAATGGCCGATGAATTGGCTCAAATTCTAAAATGTTCTTATGCTGAAAATGTGTATCAGCTATAAACCAAATATTATTCATTAGTCGCACCACGCTATAAATGATCTAAAAGCCCATCCTGTTGCATAACAAAGAAAGTTTATAGATACTTGCTCTCTGTCATCAAATCCCGTAATTACTGAAATCATAACCAATATGAAAATGAAAAGGATGTCTGAATTTTTAACTTTCATTCGCCTTTATCCTTCGTCTCACTCGTCCAATCGCAGTTTGGGCATAATTTCGGTTTTTTCTCTGCCCACTCATGACCATTGCTGCACGCATATTGTTGTGTTGTGCGATTGTAATCATGGTTGTGATAATCTCCTTCCTCATCATAATAATATGGCGAGCAATACATCGCAGTTGACACTGTCATGCCCTGATAAACTTTTGATTTCAATCCTTTCGCTGCACATTGTTTGCAGATCATTCTGTTATCCAGTTAATGAATTTCATAACAATCCAGCCCATAAATATGAGCATCAGAATGCTTAGAAAGAATGTAATAACTTGACCTAACATATACATCCCGCCTGCAGGTTGAGCCACTACTGCTCCTCCGTCAACTATAGGCGCTCCAACCACTCCACCACCATTCATTACTACAGGTTGAGCGTATCCATAGCCACCGGGATGGCTTATCATTCCGCCTAAATATCCTCCCATAAAGCCGCTCCAGAAGCCGCCTCCTCCTCCACCGTATCCGCCTGAATTATAGTTATGTACTTCTGTGGTATGTGTTGAATAGCTTTGCCTTGGCGCTGTATAAGAAGATGGCCTCGAATAGCTTGTTGATTGATAAGACCTACTAGGAGCTGGGCTATATCCTGATCTGCCAGATGAATATGATCGCGGTGCGCTGTAACTGCGTGAAGATGAAAAGCTCGATCTGCTTCCGCCTGAAAATCCAGATCGACCACCTCCGCTATAGCCTGATGAGCCAGCTATTGCGCTAATGCTAAATATTAAAGCTAAAATCAGAATAATTTTTCTCACTAAAAAACCTCCATCTCATCAAGGATTTTTCGAGCTGCTTTTTCTAAAGTCTCATATGCAGCATAATAATGTCCGCCATCCCATCCATCAGGATAGACTTTGATATCCCATTCCTCAGCCTCATTCTCCGGCTGATGAATGATCTCAACGGGCATACTAAATTTTTCACAATGCTCGACTAGCCGCCTAAAATTAGCATACATAATTTACTCCTTTTTAATTTGGTGACGGTGGCCGGGGGTCGCACCCGGCGCGAAATGGGAGAGTCA